GCACTGACGCGAACGACAGCAAGCGCGATCAGTCGAGCGATTAGGGACACTGGAATCGATGCCTTTCGGGGCGTTGTCAGTTCACACACTTTTTGCGGGATCGACTTCGATTCCGGCGATGAATACATGCAGGAGCCGCCAACCGACGGCAACCAAGAGCACAGGTACATAGTTTCGTTTGATATGCTTGTCCACTACAAGGAGCCTTAACATGCCAGCATTGACAGTTGCAGATACCGGACTCGGAGCGACGATTTCGGGGACCGGATTGGTTACCACTCAGGTTGTTTCGATCGGCGAAATGACGATCAGCGTTGATACACTCGACATTACGAGTCTCGACACAGCCGGATTCGAGGCCCTTCGGCCTTCGGACCTTCGCAAGAATCCCGAAGTCGACGTTGTGTTTAACTGGCTCGGAGCGGCGATTCCGATCACCACGGCGATGATTCCGACCTCGGAGCCTTACGCGGGAATTTCGGTTACGGTCACATTTCCAGGGGCAGGAAGCCTCCAAGGGACTGCTTTCGTCAAGGAAGTCAAGACGCCAAAGCTTGCCAAGGGCGAGGTTATGAGGGGCTCCTACAAGCTCCAGTTCGACGGCGCGACGGATATTACCTTCACCCCTGCCTAAGGAATGATCGAAGATGGTTTTTGAATTAAATCGCCAGCGTGGTATTTCGTTGGCTACTGGGATCGAGCGAGATTTGAACCAGTGCCAGATCCGCGTCGGCGGTAAGCTTGTCGGCTATTTGCCATTCGGCGAAACGCCACAAATTCAAGCGATATTTGAATTTCCGCATGATGCCTTGACGGCTGACGAAATCGCATCGCTCGAAATGCAACTCGAAGCGATCCAAGGCTATCCTGCAAAGGTGCGTGGGCCTGAGCAGGTTTCGCGGTCTTTTGTCAAGGCGGCTCAAGAGGCAATCGCACAAGCAGAGGACGAAGACGATGAGTAACCAAGACGATTTCCTTGCACTGGCAAAGCGTGATTTGGCCGTCGAGGCCGTCACGGTCAAGGGCAAGCAGTATTTCATCCATGAGCTATCCGAATCCGATGCGGCTAACATGGAAGTCGAATTGCAGACCAAAAAGGGCTACGACTGGACGGCGCATCGGCGGGTGATGGTTGCCTACTGCCTGCGAGACGAATCGGGGCAGCGGGTTGTCACGGATCCGAACGTACTGCGAGACCTTCCCAGGTCGGTTGTTGGTCCTCTTTACGATCAGTGCCTAGAAATCAACAAGTACGACCAGGGCGAAATCGAGGCCCTTGCAAAAAAATCAGAAAGAGCCGACGCCTGAGAGTGGCGTTTAGGCTCTGCCTGAAATGGGGAATCCAGGATCCGGCGGCGTGGATGCAAAGTCTACCTGCCGGGGCATTAAATCAGTGGCTAGCTTGGGACATGGTGGAACCAATGGGCGAAAAGTGGATGCAGACTGCGAAGCTCTTGGAAGCCCTCTATTTGCCTCTCTACGCACGCGCCGACGAAGAACCGCCAGACGCATCGGATTTTATGCCGGATCGATTCTACAGGCCCAAGGTTAGCGCAGCGTCGATTCTCAAGCAGTCGGCTCAGTCTTGCAAGGCGATGGCGAACCAAGTGAAATCGATGTTCGGATTCGGAGGCAAGTAGCTATGGCACAGACGATCAACGTAGCGAATATCCGAATCGGAATGAATGCCGACGGCGGCGAGTTCATGCGAGGCGAGCTTCGCAGCATTACGTCGATTCTCAAGCAATCTGAAACGCCTCTCGATAAGTTCCACGAGCAAATGAAGCTTATGGACCGGGCTTTTAAAGAGGGTGCGATTAGTGCCGAGCAATTCGCCCAAAGCGAAGAGTTTTTGGCTAAAAAATTCGGCGTTCTTACCTACAAAATGGAAGAACAGCTACAAGCCGAAAAAAAGCTAGCAGACCAAGCAATTAGGACGGCAGAGGCAAACAGGGCGCTAGCTGAAAACGCGGCTCGGCTTGCGACGATTACAAACGCATCGCTAAGCCCGGTTCAGCGAATGGCGAAGGATGTCAAGTTTCTCGACGATCAATTCAAAGCGGGCAACATAGACGCAGCGGGCTACAACGCAGCTATCGACACGCTGGGCAAAAAACACGGCGTAGCGGCAATTTACGCAGAGCGGGCGGCAGCAGCAGAGGCAAGGCTAGCCAAGGCCAAAGCCGAGAGCCTAGCAGCAATGCAACGCGGTCAAATGGCATCCGAGATACCGGACCCGTTTCGCGGCTGGGGCAACGTCGACACAAAGACCCAGGGCGTTAATGGCCTTGCGGGGGCTCTTGGCAGGGTTGGCGCGGCCGGGCTTGCTATCGGGGCGGTAAAGGCGATCGCAGACCTTGGGCAAGCGGGGTTAAAAGTTGCGATGGCAAGGGAGCAAGTCCAAGCCCAATTGGAGGTGCTAACGGGATCCGAAAAGGCGGCTCGAAAGCTCATCGATGCGACGATCGAACTAGATGCAAAATCGGCTCTATCGGCTACTCAGTTTCAAGACTCATCGAAGGTGCTCTTGGGCTACGGGCTTAGCGTCTCGGAGATAATCCCATCGCTTGGCAAACTGTCCGAAATCTCGATGGGCAATAACGAGAAAATGCAATCGCTCACGCTTGCATTCGGACAGGTGCGGGCCAACGGTCGGCTTATGGGCCAAGAAGTCTTGCAAATGGTCAACGCGGGATTCAACCCGTTGCAGGAAATCAGCCGCACCACGGGCGAATCGATGGTATCTCTAAGGGCTAGAATGGAAGCCGGGAAGGTGTCCTTCGAGGAAGTCTCAAAGGCGATGGACACCGCGACAAGTGCGGGCGGTCGGTTTGCCGGCATGAATGATAAGATGGCCGACACGACGGCGGTAAAGCTTGCCAAGCTCGATACGCACTACCAAAACTTCCTTGCGTCGATCGGGCGCGAAGTCGCTCCAGGTGTAAACAAAGCATTGGACCTAGTCAACAAGACCATCGAGGACACGCCGAAACGCGGGGAGGCTATGGCGGGTTGGTGGATGACACTGACGGGCAGCGCGAACCAATACTATCGACAAATCGAAACGGCGAACAAAGCCAAAAAGGACGCTGAGGAACTAGACAAAAAAGCGGTTGCAGCCGAAGAGGCCAAGGCCAAGCTAGCCAAGCAACGGGCCGACGAAGAACAGCGAGCGGTAAAGGCTCAGCAAGACCGGATCGACGCGGACAATAAGCGAATCGATTCAGAGCGGTCGGCGTTTCAAAATATGATTAAGCAAGCGACCGAAGAACGGCGCAAAGCGGCGTTCGGATCGGACACCGAAGGCTACAAGAAATCGAAGCTCATGGACGATACTTTCGGTATGACCGAAGGCGAAAAGATGCAGGCCCATGCTGCGATGATGGACATGGACGAAACTCGGCGGCTCAATGAACTGAATGCGGCTCACGCAAGCATTGAGGCAGCAAACAAAGAGCTAGCGATTCAAAAGCAAGTAGCGGCGATGAAGGACAAGAACTTTTTGGCCTCGGATTCCCTGCGAAAAGAATATGCCGAACTAGACGAAATGTTTCGGCGGCAATTGGCCGAAGCGGGCGACAACGAAAAGCAAAAGGAAGGTATCCGCAAGCGGGCGGCATTGGCAGAGCAATCGATTTTTGCACGCTCGGACTTTGCGACGATGCAGCAAAATAAAGACGCGTCGAAACGATTCGACCCGGCAGCAGACATCGCCAAGAACATTGCCCCTGCCCTCAAAGCCGGATCCAAAGAGGCGGCAGCGTTCCTCTTGTCTCAGCGAACCGACGCAGCCGAAAAAGCAGAGCGAAAAAAGTATCAGGATCAAATGCTGCTTGAGGCTCGAAAGGCTAACGAACTTGCATTGACAGCACCAAGATTAGCGGGGGCTAGGTAATGGCTAACGAACTGGTCGGCGCAGAACTTCGCAAGGGATCCGGCTTTGCCCGCAAGGGTCAAGGCTTTCAACTTATCCTCGGGGAGACCTGGAACTACAGGGTCAAGACCGATCAGGTCACATCTAACCGCCAAAACATCCTCTATGACACGCCTGGACTACCTCGGGCAGGATTGCTCTACGGGCCATTGGGCTTGATTTGCGATAGCGTGGACTGCGAACGAGAAGAAAAGCACGCTCTTTACTGGCTAGTCACGGCTCGATTCCAGACAGGGACCGAAGAACAAAAACAGAATTCGGAAGCCAATCCAGACCCAGCAACGTGGATCCCGATATTCAAGATCGATTCCTTTGTGACAAAAGAAAAGGTTCTTGCTAAAGATCGGTCTACGCCAGCTAAATACCCAGTCAATTCAGCCGGTACGCCATT